AGTCTTATCTGACTGATTGTTGCTTCAGCACCACTTGTTTCACCAACAAGTGTCATGCCAACTAAAGCAAACCCAAAGAAGTTTGCATCCGACTTCTGGTTCAATGACTGTATATCAATATTCAATACAGTTGTGGTTTCAGAATACGCAGATGAAAGACCTACATTTGGTGCGTATGGGTTTGTTAGGAATGTAATTGTAGGAGCATTGAAAGGTCCGTCTTTATGATTAGGTGCTGCTAATCTAAATCTAAGATCTGCACCTTGACTGGTATTTTGAGTAGATACCGAAATACCACGAACTGTTTCACCTATCTGAAAAGCACCTTGTGTTGGTGTGACTTCAAGTAATTTTGGTATAGTACGAATATTATTTTCTACCATATCCTCACCAGCAAATGAGTTATAGTGATTAGTGCCTGGTTTTAATCTTGTAGCAGTGAACGCAATGTTCTGCTCTCTCATATTTGGTATAGGTTCTTCGTCAATTATGATGTCATTTGAGAAACCAATACCATCATCTTGCACTTCAAATACTCTTTCTGTGAATATATCAGATTCTGGATTGAGAGTCAAATTACCATTCCAACTTCTCATCATGTAAGGGTTTATATTCTCTACTCTTGTTGCGAAAGGTTGGGATCTATCTAAAACTTCAGTGTAATTTAGAGTGACTAAATCACCAGTCATTTTGATGTTAGGTGACCCTAAATCTGTGGCGTACCTAGGATCTACTGAAAGATCAGGAGACCCATTAGTCCCCACAACACTAGCAGAACCGATAAGCAGATCGATAGAATCTGAGTGTTTTCTTGGTGTGAGCTTTCCCTCATTGATATCGTATTTAAGGAATGGTACTGTTTTATCAGCAACATCAAAGTTGTTGAAAGGATCTACAACAAATCCATTTTTGAACCTATCAAGACCTGTAGTAGGATCAGTTATAACTAAACTCTCTGTTTTATTTTCAAGTAAAGAGAGTGCAGTAACTACTTCTATATTTTCTATTCTATTTTCCAGAGCACCAATTTCTTTCATGGTGTAACGTTTATTAGCACGGAAGGTAATTTTTACCTCACGTTTTGCATTATAAACATATGGTTGATACTCTATTTTTGCGAGTTCAAATGACTCGGATATAGTCTCTGGTTCTACTGGTCTTACAGCAGGTGTTCCTTGCTGAACAGTGAAAGTAGCATCTCTGTTGAGGAACAATCTATCTATCCTACCAAGGTAGTGATTGTAATCAAACGTTATGTTCTCGTCTGAAACTAAAACTGATGGTGATTGTCCACCACCACTAAAATCTCTAGAATCAAATTCAAATGGTGATCTGCTACCTGCATACGCTGCTACTCTAGGTCTTAGATCTATAACATCAGTGTTACGGATATTATCAAATGCTGGAACAGTGTCAAAGTTATCCTTTGTGTAACTATTAGCAGTGAGTATATCACCTGAGTCTTCAGAGTTTATAACATAATGATCAAAGTAAACAGTCAATCTACCCTGTGGTTCAGGAAATCCTTGTTTACGAACAAGTCTTCCATAGTCATAGAATTCTTCTCTCTGCCCTGTATCCAAAATAAAGTTACTTCTGATATTAGGATCGCCAGGATTTACATTTGAAAGTACAGCTCTTACTCCACTTTCTTCAAAAAATACTTCTTCATCCTCTTGGAAAGCGGATGGATTTTTGAATAGTACATCAACCTTCGTAGTTCCATTTCTTGAAAGAACTTGTGCTGCAGCACCAGAACTTTTACCAACACCAATTTCTCCTACTATGACATCGGTATTGTTGCCATTAGGACCATTAAATGATCCGAGTGTCATGTTAGGTATCGATGCATCTCCAATTCCAGATGATTCAAAAACTGCAACGATATTTACAACATCAGGAACATCAAGAGATATCTCTCTATCCTGTACACGTTTTCCAAAAATACCACTTGGTGTCAATCCATCTTGTAAACCTGTGGTGATACCAGAGTTACTTCTACTTGAACCACTTATTATCTTAGTAGCTTCACGTATAAGTGTTTTTTGTTTTGATTTTACTTTTGATTTTTGTTGAGTGCTGTGTACAACCACACTTGATTGACTAGCAGTAAGACCAGATATAGTAACACCTTTACCACCACCTGTAAGAACAACTTCATCAGATGTCAATTGCTGAACAGAACCATCAGAGTATACAATTGTATATCTTTCTTCGTCAAACGGTGCGTATACTAAATCAGTTCCTGATAAGGATGGTAAGTCTAATTGTCCAGCACTACTTGTCGCTTGTCCTGTATTTTCAACTCTAATTTGTAGTAATGAACTTGTAAGATCTAGTGATTCAACATTAGAATTTGCTAATTCTGAATATAAAAAACCACTTGAAGAATCTCTTAGTTTACCTGTAACAATTTTTAAATCACTGACAGTTGTCGTAGCACTTGGAAGTGCTTTGTGACATATGCCTGATATAGTAGCAGGTGCTGCCACTACAGTTACATTATTGTTTGTTGCACTCACTGCACTTACAACGTTGAATGTCACGTCTGTTTGACTAGCACGTTTGTATGAAACAACATCACCAACCTTGAAGTTAGACACCCAACCTGGTGTACCACTTGTTACTACTCCACCACTGGTGATACTAAATGATCTACCAGTAAAATCTTTCTTTGGTTCTAGAAGCACATCAGCAGCAAATGTTCTACCAGCTGCTGTAGACCTAATTGATTTGACATCACCTAGATCAAATTCACTAATAGCAGTTATCACTCTACCATCAATGTTTCCATTGATTATAATTTGCTCATCATTTATAAACTTACCTGACACTTGGTTTAGAGTAACAGTTGTGCTACTTGACACAGCAGTGCGTAAGAAACCTCTTGCACCACTATTCCTACCCTCTATAACTGCAGGTAGTGCTATTGTGTGTGCTTGATTTATTGTAAGTTCTGTATCTGTTTGGATATCAAATAAGAATATCTCAAACACACTGCTATCTCCCGTATAACCTGCATTCTGCAACTTGTAGTCATATACTCTTGCCCTCCCTATCGAATTACCTGCTGCACTTGATTTAGTAGAACCTAATCTGGCACTTCGTAAATCAAGAAAGTCTGATGTAGCAGCAGACAAATTGATTCTAGCAGAACTTAAGACATTATTCAGTCTTAGTCTATTACCAGCCTGAAAAGGAACAGCAGACGATTCTACTAATCTTGTTGTTCTAGGTTTCTCTACATCAATATAGTTTGATCCTACTGTTTTAGTTTCATATCCTTTTACGTATGCTTTACCTGGACCTACTCTGATATTCAATAAATCTTTTGATGGTACGTTACCATCATCAGTTTTGTTTTCTGGGAAGAATGTGCCAAATACAGAGTGTCTATCATTCAAACACTCTTTTGCTTCTAAATCAAACTTAGTGACATAATAATCACCACTTTCGTCATATGTTCTTCTCGCAAATTCTTTTGCTAATTCACCATATAATGTTTGTTCAATAATTTTCTTTGACTCACCTGCATCAAGTCTTTGCAACTCAATAAAACTCTCATCTTGAAAATCATCTAATTCTTTTTTAATGAGAGATAAACTAATCTTGAGCCTATCAGCACCAGGAGCAGTGTAATTGGAGAATCCAGCAGCATTATCATATAAACTATTATCATCAACAGCAGTGATAATCTCCTCTTTGACATTGAATCCTACTCTGTAAGATGGTAAATTACTATATTGATCAAGTATAAGTGTCTCAGGTAATACTTCTACAAATACACCTCTAGCAAAAAATACACCTCGTGTAATGGTAAATGCTGAACCAATAGATGTCGCATTAGAATTTATTGCAGTTGCAAAGTCAGAACCATTTGTAATGGTTGTTACACCATAGTTTATGTCTGCCAATGTAGTAAGAGTCTCACCATCTAAAAATTCTTCAGACAAATAATCATCAGAACTCTTCTCATACTTGACAAATAATGTAGTATTATTAGTTTGAGAATTAGCGGAAGATAATACTTTTACAACCTTTGCTGTAATACCAGAATTTTTTCCTTTTATACTGACACCAACCAACTTATCATAATATAACTCTACAGGAACACCAAAAAATGTAGACTCTATTTTGATAGAAGTGTATTGGTTATCATATTTGAACACACCAGGAATCACCATAGATCCCTCTTTGAAGATGTGTTTACCAAACTTCTCTACCTGATTTTGCAGAATAGATTGGAGTGTGGTTAGTTCTCTTGCTTGTATCGGACTGCCAGGTTTGAAAAGAACTCGATTGAAGTTCTTTGATGAATCAAAATCATCAAAATATGGACTGACGTTTAGGTTGGTGTTCTGTGGCATCGTTAGAATTCTAAGATGATTTTAATATCTTCTCGTTGGTTTGTTGCTCTAGTTACTTCAGGTCTTTGGTCAACGTAGATGATATTACCAGAGTATTTTTTGATCTCTGGGTTTGCCAATCCATTATTATATGTTTGTCCAAAGTAGTATGTTCTTGAATTTACTGTAGTTGAAACTCCCGTGAAACCTGTATCTATAGATAAGGTTTCTGTTCCTCCTGTGGTAGTGACAATAATATTACTATTACCTCCACTTGCAGGGTTCGCAGTAAATCTATTTAGTTTGTATCCATAGGTCGGTTTATTATCTGAACTGTCATTGGTAGCAAGGGATCTGTCTTGCCAATACTGTAATGATTTTGTGACTGGATCATATCCTATGATTTGACCTACAGCAGTGGAACCAACTCCCACTGTCTGTGTGACCTGACCGTCTACAGCGACTGACATACTCGTTGTTGCTGCACCCACTAACCTTATACCATATACACCTGATGCAGATGAGGAAGTAAGTAAATTTGTACT